TGATGACAGCAGTTACAAAAATGTATATGTATATGTAGGAACAACTGTTGTAGATACTCAGAGGGTAAAGACTATGGCAGAATTAAAAGATAATAACTTTGTTGTATGGAAAAGAAATGCAACACTTACAAATACAGCAAGTATGCCAATGACAGGTGGCAATAACGGTTCTACAACTGGGCAGACAGTAGAAAAGTTTTTGGAAAGTATTGAAAATTACAGTTTTAATGCTCTTGCTGTAATTTCAGATAATGAAAGCATTAGTCAACTTGTGGCAGAGTACACAAAGAGAATGAGAGATACTGTAGGCAAGAAGTTTCAGGCAGTAATACATAACTACTTTGCTGATTATGAGGGTGTAATAAATATTGACCCTTACGCAGTGTCTGACGAAGATTATTTTCTGGCTTATTGGGTAGCCGGTGCAGTTGCAGGTTGTGAGATAAATGAAAGTCTTACAAATAAGGTATATGACGGGGAAATTGAAATAGATAGCATTTATACTCAAAGTGAGCTTGAAAACAAGATTAAGTCAGGTGAGTTTGTGTTCCACAGAGTGGGGGACAAAATGAGGGTTTTAAAGGACATTAACTCTTTTGTAAATGTGACTACAGAAAAGGGCAAAATGTTCCAGAATAATCAGACAGTAAGAATATGTGACCAGATAGCTACTGATGTGGCTGTACTTTTTGAAGAATATTATATGGGTAAAGTACCTAACGATACTTCCGGCAGAAATTCTCTTTGGGCTGATTTAGTAAAGTATCACGAAAAACTTGTGAATATAAGGGCATTGGATGAATTTGATGAGGAGGCTATTTCTGTAGAAATGGGAGATAGCAAAAACAGTGTTGTTATTTATGAAAAGATATGCCCAGTAAACTCAATGGAACAGCTTTATATGAAAGTTACATTGGAATAAGGAGGTTAAGGTATGAGTGCAATAATGAATGTAAGGGACACATTAAGTGCCAAAATGGCAGAGTGTTACGTTACAATAGAAAACAACAGATACAACTTTA